TGCGAGAGTTGCTGGTCTACCAGGAATGTATCTCATTACCTGTTTAGTCTGTCTGACAACCTTACTACCAGCAGTAGAACCAACTTCCATAACCACATTACTGGAATTGGGATTATGAGTAGCAGTTCCAACACCAACTACACTTTCATCCCAAACATCAGTCTCTTTACCATACTGGAAGGTATTGAAGAAAACTGTTTGGAAAGGAGCAACCTTTAGTCTGTTATTGTCAGAAAACTGAGGTCTCCAGTCTGTCTGGTTTCCCCAGTGATCAGCAATATTGAATACCTCAAAGAGACTTCTCTCTTGGTTTAGATAATCTTGTTCGTTTTTATTCCACTGAGCCATTAATCACTCCACGATAATCTTTCTGGTCTGTATCTTTGAGAACTTTTAATGTTTAAAGAATTAAAGGATGTTGGATACAATTCATGAACAATTGCTCCAGGATACTCATTCTGAAGTTTTTCCGTCAATTCTTTCTTAGAAGGAGGTATAGAACCTTCTATTTCTAACCTGTAAATTTTACCTTCCCAGACAACATCAGCGAAGAAAGACTCTTGTGCCTGCTCTGATTGAGAAGCACCTACATTTAGGGTTCCGTTGAAATCACCGTTGATGGTGATACTTTCTGTTAAAAATTCTTGAAAACTTTTCATTGATCAGCACTTCCAGCGACGACGGGCTTTGCAAATTGCTTTATCGGGGTCTTTTGAGCAATCGATGTTATGCATGTCTTGCTGCCCCTTAGAGCGTGAGCAGAAGGACTTTCTGCGCTTGGCATCCTTACTGCCTGGTTTTGGGTCACCAGTTACAGCAGTTTTAAGTTTGGAACCTGGATTCTCACGACGATAAGCATCAACTGCTTTTTGACTCATACCATCAGTCTTATCTCCTTTATTAACCTTTTGCCAGTCTTCGCCAAGATCCTCTCTCCAATTTGAGAAATTTTCTTTTGCAGTTTTGGGTCTAGTCATACTATAGAGTCTTTTATTTCCTACGCCAGGAATAAATTCTCCAAGTTCCCCTTTTGCTTTGTCGTTATTATCAACATCCCCATCAGCATCAGTATCAATTCTTTTAACTGCCTTTTTTACTAATTTTTTGATATTACCAGATGGTACTTCATGTGGTGTATGTGCCTGACTATGAATTTCGTTTATTTCTTCGCCTTCTTTTACACAATTAGGAACTACTTTGTCTCCTTTTTTCTTCATACCAACTTGTTTGTAACCAACCCAACATTTCTCATCGATAGGTTGACCACCTTTGATTGGTTCTGGTTCAATAAGATTCACTGTTTCAATTTCAAGTGCCTTAAAGTCTTCTCTCCAGTTTGAGAAATCGTAACTCTCAGATTTATTCCCCCAGTTATCGGCACCAACTTTACGACACTTAACTAAAGCACCAGAAGCATAAGCACTTGGCCAAACACTATAACGTGACTTTACTTTATTATAACAAGCATCTTTCTTACCACTACCCTTACCTGGTTTGTCTTTTGCTTCAGTTACTTCTACTTCTTCTTTCTTCATTTTCTTCTTTGGATCTGTAGAAACATAAGTCGGTTTTGCGGCACCAGTTTTTTCTTGTTGTCCTGGATCTGCTGCCTTTTTTCTTCTTTGTGCAGAAAGTCTTTCTGCTTTAGTCATACTTGCTCTTTTTGCCGAAGAAACACATTTTGGTGTTCCTTCACCAGGTTCATCACTTGCACAAGTCCCACCTGTAACAACATTAACCCAACCACTTTTACCATCTTTTGACTTAGACTTACCAAACCAATCACGAAGACCTTCTTCTTTGACAGTATCTTCGTTGGTTACATAATCTGCTGCGGTATCAATATAATCTGCTGCTTTGGTAATTTTTGATTGAACCCATGCTTGCAGATTACCCTCACCTTTTTTCCCCATCTTCTTCTGAAGACGTTTTGCTGCGTTTTGAATGGTTTTTACTTCAGAACGAGCCATGGAATATTCATGATCTTTTTTTTCTTCAGTCATTTTTTTCTTTCGACCTTGGCAATGGGCACGCTGACTAAAACCTTTTGGGTTGTCACAATCAATAGATTTTTTATATTTTTCTGACCAACCCATTGGGAAATATTTTACTCTTTATTATTTAGGAACCCTTGTTTTAGCATTTTTTGCAACTCTGAAGTAGATCCAACAAACACGGCATTATTAGTAACATTGTTCGTTGTTTTCACAGTTTCATCCTGAACATCCTTAAGTTTTTTCTGCAAATCTATTAGTTTATCGGTTGTATCTGCAACACTCTTTATCAACTGTCCGGCAACTTCATATGCTCTTGGACTTCCACCTTCGCCAGCAAGTTCCATAATTCCATTAATCGCTTCTTGACCCTTTTCAATCAATGAATATAAATTTGCACGAGTATACTCATAGTCCTTTTCAATATCTGGACCTTTTGGTTTTACAGCATCTATTTCAGCAGAAACTTTTTTAGCTTCTACAATGTGACTCTCTGTATTGAGAGCTTTGTCGATAGAATCATAATTATCGCTCATAATTTATCAAATATCCTCTTGTTGAGTAGGACTGTAAGATTTAGAATCTGAGAAAAATTCCCAACTCTCATTAAATCCAAAATCATCGTCTGGACCAGCATTGATTGGATCGGGAGTTACAGTATATCTCATTTCGCGCTTAGCATTTTGAATGTCAGTATTTGTATAAAGATCTACCTGAACCTTGCGGATAAGACCTTCTGTAGATTCTGCAACAGGTCCAAAGAGATAAGTCTTTGCAGTAAATCTTAAAGTATATATCAGTGCTCTTCTGACCGTAAAGTCTCCCTCATAGTCATCTTGCATATCAATACTATCAAGTATAATTGGAATATCTTTCTTTTCGCCAATAGAGTCAACCAAATCTATGGTTAAATTAAAGGATGGTTGAAAAAATGGTAATATTTGCTCTACTATTTGTAAAGCATCATCACTTAATTTGGAATAAATGCTAAGTTCAAATCCAATGTTATATGGAACTGGCATGTAAACTTTTTTTATATTTCCTCCACTATCAGATGCTTTAAATGTTTGTGTTACACTCGATTTTCTTGATGGATCATATTGCAAAGAAACCATTTCAAATGACATTCTTGGAAGAGTAATGGCAATTGGTTTTTTCAAATCCTCTTGCTGCTGTATCTTTGCAAGAAACTTTTGCATTGGTCCATATGAAAGACCAACCTTAGTTTCATCAACTACATTATTATTTTTATCTTCGTGTCTAATGTAAATATTGTTGAAAAGAGTTCCAAAACCAACAATAGTTTTTCTTATAATTTCATGATAAAAATATGTTCCTAACATTAGTATTCTCCAAAAGGATTAGTTTCTGTAAAATCTAATATATTATCTGCTTCAGTTTCAAATTCTTCATTTTTATCATACGATTCTTCATAACTATTATTATCATATGATTTAAGTATATATGTTGCTAAAGATTCTGATCCTGTAATTACTTCTCCTGCAGAGAATTGTCCATCATTAACAGCAACATAAAGTTCAATGGGTGGATTGGCAAAATCAATATCAGTTCTAAGATTTATATTTCTAATTTCGGCAGTTGTTCCGGACAAAGATCCTGTAATTGTTTCGGTTATAATATAAGTTCCTATTCCAGTTGTAGATACTCCTGTTATTGCAACAGATGGTGCTTCTGTATATCCATATCCAGTATTTGTAAGTTGTAAAGCAGAAATAGTTCCAGAACCACTTAGAATTGCTTTCGCAGTTGCGGTTAGACCAACGGAAGGTCCACCAATAGTTACTATTGGTTCCACATAATAACCAGATCCTGCATTAGATACTGTAAGGAATCTAATTCCATTATCAACAACAGTAGCAGTTGCTGCCGCTCCTACACCATTTCCTCCAGTAATAGTAACTGTCGGAGGATTTGAAGAATTATATCCAACACCAGAGTTTGTTATTCTTATTGAATCAATAGATCTAACACCACCAACAGAGGTTGTAATTGCTACTGCAGTTGCATTATTTGCAGGATTTCCTGATGGTGATGGAGAAATAGTGACGGTTGGTGTAGACGTGTAATTATATCCATCATTAGTTAAAATAATTTCACCAATCATTCCTACCCCACCAACAGTTGCCGTAGCAGTTGCCGAAGTCCCAACAGGTTCTAAGATTAAAGTAGTAATATAACCCTCATCTTGAACAGTATTATCAATTTCTTCTATAGATGTATCAATATCTTCATTTTCATATTCATAAAGTTCGCATAATAATTCATAGACATACGTCTTTCCTAACTGATAAAATGGTTTTTCTGCTTCTACCCTTTTTATTTCAAAAAGTCTTTCGCCAAGAGGAAAATAAATCAAATCTCCTTCTCTTGGACGATTCAATAACTTTATATCATAATCAGTATTTGATCCATCATCAATTCCCTCTTGTATAGCAGATAAAAATGGACTTATAAATTCTTCATATCTTTCTCGTGAAATTATAAGATTAATTTCATTTTTTAATCTCAATCCAAACTTTGTCATTAAATCACTTCCCGGTGCATATCCTTCATAATTATCCAAATATGCTTCAATAATAAAATTATCATCAAATTTAGAAGACTCCACCTCCCCAAGAATGTCATCTGTTTTTAGAAATTTTCTGGGAAGATAATATACATCAATCCCATATATTTTTAATTGCTCATTAATCAAATCTTGAACTAAAAATTGTTCCCTAGAAGAACCTTGCAGGAAAAACGGATTAAGTGCCATAATTATCCAATCATATCCAACGGTGGTAATTCATATTCTGATGCCATTCTCTGCTTAATATCCTCAAGTTCTCTTTCAGCATCTTCATAAATCTGTCTTCCATTGAGTTCTATTCCTCCAGGAAGTTTAACTCCATTAAATTTAATAAGATTTTGACCCCACTGTCTTTTTATAAGAGATGTCAAATATTTTTTAACAAAACTATCATTATAAATCTGAGTAAATGATGCGGGATCAAGTGCCCTATAACATTCTATTACTATAAAATCATTAGCGGACTGTGATCCCCAATCAATATCCAAATATAATCTATCTTGTCTTTTATTAAATCTTACTTGCTTATCTGTTGTCAATAGAAAATCTATATCTTCTAAGTAAGATTTTACCATTGCATATTGTAAAAGTTCTACCGAGTTAAAATAATATAAATCATTTAAAAATAGTTGATATTTGATACTAAACATTCCGCCAGAAATAGAACTTGTATCAAATTTAAATATTTTTTCAATACCAATTACAGAGTCTGGAACCTGAATAAAATTGGAAGTTTCATAAAAATTAAATGTAGTTGAAGCAATTCCGGCAGAAGTTGCTGTAGTGGTTACAATACCAACACCATTAGTTCCTGATGCACGACCTCTAGCAACATCATCATCGGTTATCTTGTATTTCAGATACATTTTTTCAACACCATCATAATGACGTTCGTTGAAATACTGAAGTGCATCATCAACCAGATCGTCTATTTGCTCATCGTCAACATTAATTTCTAATACAGGAGCACCTAATCTGCGAAGGCAATAATCTATTAATCCTTGTCTAGTTGATGGCTTAGCCATTAGTATGATCCTCCGTCAATAGTTGTAGTCCAGACTGGAAGTTTATTTGAAGTTTGAGTTGTTAATATATAGTTACTCGTATCTATAGAATTATCACTTTGTGGGGATGTAACTAACTTTCCCGTATTATCAAAATATGCCATACCATTAGGTAGATTTATATCAGAAGTTTCATAATATAAACCCTCAGTCGTTGATACTAAACCATCAACTCCTAATGTACCAGTAATATTTGTATCACCCGTAATAGTAGTTTCACCCGTAATAGTAGTTTTACTGGAGATATTTACACCAGCAAAAGTAGAAAGTCCAATTACGTTTAAATTATTTAAAATATCAACAGAAGAATTGATATCAACATTCGAACTAAATGTTGATAATCCAGTTACACTTAATCCAAGACCAACATTTAAATTTTTTGCAATCCCAACTCCACCACTAACAACTAATGCGCCATTTGTTGGAAGAGATGAATCAGTTTCATTTTGAAAATATACAATACCTTCAATCGTAGTTGATGACGAGTCAATAACACTCGTCATTATAAAAGATTGTGATGGAAGATCCCATACAAGGATCATCCCGTCAGTAGTTCTGAAGTCTTGATTAACATCATCTAAGTTAATTAACTTAGATGGTGGAGCGGTAGCGTTTGTTAATACCTTAACGGCATTTTGCTGTCCAACACGAGTTTTTATTGTATTTTGGGGCGCAACCTTAGCTCTTATGGTAGCCATTACCTAGTTACTCCTGCTCTTACCAATGCAGAACCTTCTATAGCTTTAGAAACTACTCCCGATTGACTTGTAATTTTCACATCATAAACATACCTTCCAGATTTTAGATTGGAAGTTTCAGTAGAACCCAATGATATTGTAACTCTACCCTCATTTACAGGAGTTAATATTGTTGATGCAAAGGATACTGAAGATGAACTAGTATAAGTTTTTCTAATCTGACTTTCAACAGAGTATCCGTTTAAATTAAAAAGATCCCCAGTCGTAGTATCTTCCAGTTGAAATGTAGTCTCAAAATCAAAACCCTGCTCTATTACAATATTGGATACAAATACTGCCATTATTCAGATGAGCAAATGTTCTTCTCTTTAGATATTTATATTGGCAGAAAATCAATAAAATTATTTCTTATTTATCAGTTCTTTTAGTAGAGATTTTATTTCATCAATATCATTTTTCATTCTATCAATCTCAGACTTTTGCAACTCTCTTTGCTGTAGCATATTAACATGATTATTATAAGCAGTGGTGTCACAATTGATTATGGCACCACTATTTTCATCCCTATAGAGATTTTTTTGTCCCTCAACTCTTATCATCTTAATGCAATTGTTCTAAGGTCTTTAATTCTTGGAGCATGAGATTGATCTGTTCCAGACATTACAATTTTGATAGTGTATCCAGTAAAGAGATCCAGATTATCTGCAGTAAATTCATACTCAAGATACTGATCTTCTAAACTTGCTGGAACAAATGTATCAGATCTTCCACTATTATTAGAGGAATCGACTGGAGTGATTGTTCCGTCGGCACCAATGGTTAAGTTGTCATATCCTGGGAACAATTCAAACTCTTGAGTAACTTCACTAGAATCTGCTCTGATTAAATTATAGAGAACTCTAAAATCTGCAGATTCGTGTCTGTATGCGGCAAGTATTACCTTTAGTGAAGTTGCTGGTTGAGCAAGATTTACGGTATTTGATACATAAACTGCGGCGTGTGGATCAAATAACAGTGAATTAACTCTATTATCCGCCGTATAATCAGAAATTGGATTATTTAATCTATTTAATCTAAATTCTGTAAATGCGGTATCGGTATAAATTATTGGAGAAAGATTAGGATCTGAAGAATTTAGAGTAATACCAGTTGTAAATGATTTACTTCTTGGTAAAGTTGTAAGTTTTGTTGTTTCATTGATATTAGAAGCTACAAGTCTTACCGAATTGAGTCTGTTAACCTCATTGATTTCTACACTTTCAAATCCATTGTCAACGAAAGGAGTTTCACT